AAAAGTGCCACAATGTTGTTTTCAAAATTTGTTGACAACTTTCTGGAAGCTGGAGTTCGCTCCGCGCCGACCATTTCCCAATGGTTGATGAAAAATCGCCGATACTTTATTGTTGGTGGTGTGGTCATTGTATTCCATCGAGAAATTAAAACCAGTATCGTTGGAACTACTGTCGCCGTTGCTGTTATCATTCGTGATAGCGCTTATCTTGCTTATTGTTATTGCACCAATTCAGTTCGCTATTCCTTTAATGGTTTGCGTCGTGGGTTGTTAGCAGTTCAACGACGAGCTCGCATGCGTGTTTTCACTTGGGCGTTTGATACAACTAGTTTTCGCCCTCAGCACGTGCAGTTGAAAGAGAGTTTTCGTACCATGTCAAAGGTTTCATTCCATCGCAATATCGGAAACCACTCTCATCACGACTCTGCTAAAGACCGCTCCGAGACCAACGTAGCCATTGATACTTTCATCCGTAACAACGGTTTTGAGCCTTATTCCGTGTCGATGTCCAATCGTGACATTAAAAGTGGTAATTCAGGTGATAGATTCTATCATTATGCTAAGGACGCAGACATGACATCATGCGAGCATAAACTATTGCCTCATCACATCAAGAAATTCATCGATGTTGATTACTACTGCGATATGATTGACCATGCTAGAACAGGTCATACCATGTTGCTATACACCTTTGTTCCGCATCGAACTGCGGGGCCGATTATGGATGGCTCTTTTACTATCATTGACGATGAAATTCAAGCCGTAGTCAATGGCGGCGCACGTTATTCCCATAAATTGTGGGATTATGATACCGATTGTCTAGTGTTTGATTTCTGGTGGGGCTCCCAAATTTATTTGGTTGAGACGCAGATGACCAGCAACGATGATCGACGCATTGTGGGTTTATTCCCCGTTCGCAGTGTATATGGACCTCTGGGCTGGTTTTTACCTGGCACACGTCTACTGCGACGCAGATTCAAAGTCCCTGAGGTAGACCTCAACGTTTCACGTTACCATCGTGGATCTGAGGTCCGACTGTCAGTTTCACGTCCAGGACAACGCTATGATGTTGATTTACCAGAGGCCTTGGTCACTGGTGTCATGATCAGATGCGGCCTGAAGAAAGATTCAATGATATCCGACGTGGAACGTATGTTGCGAGCTTCAGACATGAAGGAGCCGCACATTCTGGCAGCCTTATTCCATCATTATCTAAAAGATATGCGCGTTTATTACGATTGGCCAATCTTATCAGATACAGGACTGTTGAAGACTGAAGACTGCAACTACCAAACTGTTGCCCCTTTAGTCACTGAAGATGGGAAATCCATGGTTCGTCAGACTAGCCCTAAGTTTTGCAAGGGCAACGTAGCCCCAATGAGATCCCTTAACAATGACACTTCTTGTGTCGCGGGTCGCATTTTGAAAGTTCGCAATCCAGTTAAGTTCTGGAACGGTACTTATTGCAAATACGCCGATGAATTCAGTGTCCATCTTATACCTGAGGATATTGTTCACATCGGCGTTCCATGGGAGTCAGATCAGGTGATGGCACTGCAAGCGCGACCAACACAGCGCTTGACAGCTTTAGCATCTTTGCCATTCGCCTATATGTACAAGCTGATCGTCTCGTCATTCCAAAAGGCTGAAACATACCCTGGAGTGAAACACCCACGAAACATATCGACCGTTAACGCAGATCATCGCACACGTTACGGTAGTTTCATCTACCCTTATGTCGAGCAACTGCTCAAAAGTCAACCGTGGTATGCCTTTGGACTAACACCTGCAGCAATATCAACTGCTGTTATGGATGTGGCCCAGGGCAGTACACAAATCATTGCCACTGATTTTTCATCATTCGATGGAACCCATAGTCAACCCATGGCCGAGTTCGAGTTAAGACTTTTCAAACGATATTTCCATCCTCGCTATCACGGTGAGGTTAGTGAATTATTTAAGTCCCAATTCGGAGCTACGGCTTTTACCAAACATGATCTGAAATATAACACCATGTGGTCAAGGTTGTCTGGGTCAAGTGACACAAGTCCATTGAATACAATCGACAATGCACTGATTGCGTACATAACACTACGTGAGAGCAACCGCAACTCTGAGGAAGCATGGAACGCATTAGGACTTTACGGAGGAGATGATGGCTTAACCGCCGACGTCAGCGCCGAAGTATACGAGCGTGTTGCAACGCGCATGGGACACATCCTGAAAGCGGAGGTGCGGGTCAATGGTAGCTGGGTCCCTTTCTTGGGCCGCTATTTCTTGGACCCCTGGACAAAACCGGATTCTGTTTGCGACATACAACGTCAGATCCGTAAGCTACATATTACTTCATCACCAGTCACTGTTCCTACGAATTTGGCATTATTTCGTAAGGCGCAAGCATTCCTTATAACGGATCCAACTACTCCCTTCATTTGGGAGTGGGCGGCATATGTATATGGATTCTTGGCGCCCGACTTTACCAATGATACATCTATGATCCATGAGACCAACTTGGACATATCCTGGTTTGCCAAGTATGAAACAACAGAACAGTGGATTCACCCACCAGTTAATGATCAATCGGCCTATGAGTTGGCCTGTTTCCAATTGGGTGTAACATCAACTGAGTTGAATAATATTATGGTTCACATATTCCACAATCGACCTTGGATTTCTTTCTTATCAACTAACTTTGAGATCTTCGAACACTTACAGGTCGAAATCGGCGTAACAGCCGTCGTGAATGGTGAAATCATTGATCCACCTGTCCAGGTTGTGAAACAACCCGAAAATGCCAAAACCAACCCGTTGCAGCAACCAAGCTCATCACTTGGAACGCAGTGGAAATTGGGAAGCCGAACAAATCTGTCAAGTGCCGGAGCGCCACGGAACATTGGGAAAACCAATACAAGTGGTAATCAGCCATGGCCGAAAGGAGCGCCGCGAACAGCTACATCAACAACAACTACGTCGCAGCCGAAGCCCAGTTCGAACATACCCACCAGTCAGCCCGCCCAGCGAGCCCCGGCCCAATCCTCCCGAAGAAAACGAGGTGGGCGTGGTTCCCGACCCGGCGGATCAAATGGTGGAAATTCCCCTTCAACACACCCCAAACCCCGACATGATGCATCAGATGCCGCAGCCCAACGGACCAATGGTCCAGATGGGACAGCGGGATGCTGATGGGAACTTTGTTCCCTTTCCC